TACACGAACGTGCTCAATGCAGGCAATCTGAACCAGCAGTTCACCAAAGTGCCTGGGAGTTATTACGACGTCAACAACTTCGACATCATCGGGTCTGAGAAATATCCATCTCCTCCTATTCTATGGCAGACATCAATTGGCGTTAATGCTCGTCAATTTGGGCGTAGTGATGGAATACGTTACAAGAGATAAGCTTATTTACGATACCAATAATATCCTGAAGCACATTGTTGTTGTCCATCAGATTTAATACTTTTTGTAATAGAAAATGCTTGCCAACTTATTGTTAATTTTCCACATGTTGTCTTTGCTGCTTCATTACGGCTATCAAACACAACTTCTTTTCCATTGGCATCAACATATAGTAAATTTTTTAGAGTTTGCCATTGATATTAGTTTATTTGTTGGCAAAATATCCAAATTCCACTTGCGTGTTTTTGGTAACTTTTGAACATCATGTCTGCTTGTAAGTATATTAATTTAAATATATCAGATAGCTACAAACTACAAACTATGATGCACAATATGAAATGCACAAATCAATGCAACCATAAAAAAATTTCAGATGATACTATAGAAAAATTCCGTACAGATATTGAAAAATTTATAACCATCTTGAATACACTATTGCTGAATGAATATAGTGGGAATAAGGATGATAAAGAGTATGACGACATCATAAACAAAATAGTATCACAATGTTTGATTGGATTATCATTAAAAATAGTTCCATCTGATGATGTTTCAAGCCATTTTGATATTGCCGAAGAAAACCCTTTCACGTATGGTAATATACCAAGAAATCATACTATGTTTGTTGAAAGTGATACTCACAATATTGGTGCATATATTGTGACGGTTGGTCATGCATTTTATGAAGATGATAATGATGGTGGTAGTTATTATTATGTATATAAACCAAATAACATAGATAAAACTCCTGTGTTTTTTTTAGATGATATTACTATTTTTTGTAGAAATAATATGTGTATGCACAACGTGATATACGATATCAGTAACCAGCCTAAAGATTATACTAAATATTGGTACAAACAAAATTAAATATGTTATTCTATATATAAAAATGTCTAAAGCAAAATCTAGAGATGAATATCAAAAATTATTGAAAAGAAGTAAGTATATTCCTGCAATAAATAGAGTATTTAAAAATACATCATATGTTCCTAGTAGAGTACATGGTCAATATCAAAACAGTCCTCCAAAATACGATAGAAATAATTTGACAGGTCATCATAAGAAAATATTTGATATGTACAAAATACAAAAAATAAATAAACAGATGAAATATAATTTAGAATCTGATAGTACATACAGGGGATCTAGAAAAGATAATATTAATAAAATAAATAATATATGGTCCATGTACAAAGGTATTATTAGAAGTATATTCAATCGTATTTACGAGTTATTTATATCTCAAAGTTCATTTTATAATAGTCATGAAGTTGATATACAAAAAATTATAAATAATGGAACTGTATTGAGTAGAAAAGCAAAGAAAGATTTCAACTGGAAAATAAAACATACTTTTGGGTCACATTTACATGAAATCAGTAAATTGTGTTTATTTATTATAAAAAATAGTTCTTATTATAAACAGAATATTCATATTATAATGAGGCGTAGATTGCTAAAATCTAATGCAAAAGATAAATTAAACAAACGAAAGATTGAAATTTTTTTAGGTTATATGACATCATATATTAATGGTATAATAAAATTAGCAAAATATATTTATTCACGTATAATTTTCATAACAAAATATTATGACATATACTTAAATGACAATATAAATTTAAAAAAATTTTTGAATTTCAAAAATAAGTCACTATCAGTGATGAGTGAGTTAACACGTCAAATTACATATAGAAATACACAAAGAGATGCAGAAAAAAATTATCATGCTATTTATTCAAGATCTAATCAAAAACTTGTGATATAATTAAATATCTGCAATTGAAGCCTCCTATTCTATGGCAGACATCGATTGGCGTTAATGCTCGTCAATTTGGACGTTCAGACGGGATTAGATACAGACGTTGATAAAATATGTTTGTATTTTGTATATGGCGCCCAAACCCGTGCGGATAAAGCTGAAGCACGAAGGGAGCTTGGAAAAGTATGGCTATCATATCTCTGACACGCGGGACACGCGACGCAAGGCTTTGCGGAAGGTGTTTGCGGACAGAAAGTCGAGGGAAGGGCTGAACACGCTCATCGCGCGCATAAATGTCTTGAGTATATATTTCAAGAAAACAAATCCTCTGTATGCTTCTCGAGCCAATGAGGATGAATCATTTGTCAGAACTTATCGTGACAAAAAATTTCCTCTGTGATATTTCCATATTCTGATTGATGTTCAGCAATTCTTCTGTGTTGGTTTGCAGAGACCTCCCAGCGAATATGCTAGAACATCCATCGTCTCCGAATTCTGGCCACGCAACACGGGGCGTAACCTCGACTGATCGGGGAACATTGTCTGATCAGTGTACTTCTCCTTTTTCTTCATGAAGAATGCTACCATGACTGCAATAGCGACTGCTATTGCGAGCACTGCTAGGATCCACGACTGCTTCATTTATGTAATACAATATTTTAATATGATTTGAGATTTGGTTTTCAAACTTCAAAACATATATTATTTAATTTATCATCAGTCAGAGCATCTAAAATACTCGGAATCAGTAGACATACTATTTCTAGACGATTGAATAATGATAGATTTTCACAATATCATATTATTTAACAATTGAAAGCTTGGCAATAATCGTCATGTGAGGTGACCCCTCTATTTTCAGGTACGGGGGGCAGCTGTTTGGGAGAATTGGCAAACTCCTTCACGGTGCTGGGCAGACCATAGTACGCATCATCGTTGAACTTCTCTGACTTCTTGTCGAACAGTTTACCGGCCAGCATGCCAACCGCGAATATTGCAACGAGCACCAACACAAATACGAGGGGATTTGTTGGAATGAAGTTCATTCTGTTTTTGTATACAGATATGAAATATTTTATTTTGTAATCACTGCTGGTTGTGCTGCTGCTTTCTGTGCAGCTTCATTTGCCCGCTTGGCATCGAGGACCGAGTTCAGCATCGTACCTATAACAAACGCGATCAGCATCAACGTAAAGAGAAGTCCGGGAGTTCGATTCAAAATGTCGAGGAGCATCGTATATATACTTACACTACATTTTTTATATTATCTAGATTCTGTTTATTTTTGTCCCATTTTACATCGTTATTTGTCTATATATTTTATATCATTACTTGTAAATGGATGATATTTCAACTATATTATCAAAGGGTCGAGATGAGACATTTATTTTTCTGGCGGATTCAGCCAAGAGAGACAGGGCCGCCTATCCGTCTGCTGCGGAGTACGAGGTCCTATTCAATTCTCAATTTAGGAACGTTACCAAGTTCGAGATCCTGAACTGTTCCATTCCGCGTACCGATTATCTTGTCGATGAGACGGAGCGATCACTGATGTATGCGATAGGACAACCAACAAACATCGACAACTGGCAGTCTGAGCTGACACAGATTCGCACAGCTAACATAACCCCCGGCGATTACAACTTTAGTCAGCTGGTAGATGAGATCAACACACAGCTTCAGGCAGTTGCAAATGCATTTAACGACACAACGGTCATCGTGGCGAGCCCGACGACCAATCCCAATGAGATATCCAACAAGATAAACCTGACGGGTTCTGGTCCTTTCACTCTCCTGAACGGTTCCATAAACTCGACCATAGGATTCGGCGACCCCGTGAACGTTAACCAAGCAGCCACCACTCGATACTATGATGTGGTCCCTGGATACACCGTGAACTACCCAAACGGGGCGGAAGAGACATTCCTGTCAGTCCCGGGAAACGTCCTTGGTTCTACCACCATAAACGAGTTTTTAGGCGTGTTCCCTCCTGGAGACAATTCAAGCTTTGTAGGTATATACACGGGCCAGACGCTCCGTCAGTATTTCACAGCACCTTCTGCCGGGGTGCCTGCTACTGTGACCGCATACTTCAGAGACATCGCAACAGCTCCCACTGGAGGGTTTCAAGTAGACGTAACTGTGGCATATGCTGGAAACAACACGACCGTCGCAACAGGAAGCATCGTGAGTATCAACTCGGAGCTCACTCCGTCGATCTCAAACCCACTAACGGTCGTGAGCAACTTTGTGGAGGGAGGGGATTACTACGTCCAATTCACAGCCGCAACTGCAACGACATCTACAGACTGCACGAGCTTGTGGTATCACTCGCCAAATCTTCCAGCAGTTCCAGGTGCATACATGCAAGTAAACGGTACAGATGTGTTTCCAGGTCAGTACTTTGCAACGTCTGTAGTCGCTGGTGCAATAGGCAACAACTTGACATCTCCTGGCATAGTGAACATCCGCGGTGCACGATATATAAAGATTCGATGCAAAGAACTAGAACAGATGATTTACAGAGATCGTGTTGGCGAGCCCACGTCGGCTGGTGTAGGCATTGTGAATCTCATAGGATATGGATACTCGCAGGAAAAATACGATTTCAAGTCCATCCCTGCCAAGAGTTTTTTCCCTATTGGAAAGCTGCAAAAGTTAACGTTCCGACTGGAGCGACCCGACGGTTCCTTATACAATACGCATGCAGTGGACAACTCGTTCCTGTGTGCATTAACATACAGAGTCGTTCCAAACTCCTCCGAAAACACTACTATCGACGGTCCGGGTTGCCATCCCGCCGCCCCCGGATATTCTGGTGATTACATTGAAATGATGCAGCATCGCTGGAAGCAGGAGGCTGCTGCAACATACGAGAGTCACAACAAGGCTGTTTACTCGAAATGCCGTCCTCGAACGGGTTGATCAATAGGTGCTGGTGCGCGACCATCCGTCTTTTTTACATCCGCATGGTTTCTGAACAACAAACAAAAAATTAATGAATTCAATGATACCACCGCCGTTGTTCGTGTTGTTGTTTTCCTGCTCTTCGTTAATTTCTTCCACATTCACGTTTGCCGGTATAATATTGTCATCACCATCCTCGTCGTCCGACATGGCCATTCGAGGATCAAAAAACCCAGGCGACAAACTAAGAGACATTTATATTTACACTATATTATTTTTTATAAAGTTTCTATTGGATAAACATGCCATAGAAAATCATCGAATGCAAAAACACTCAAACGTTGATATAATACTATATCGATGATTTAGGTTCTTCTAAATCTGCGATAATCTCCAAGCTCCACGGCGAGTTTGGGTGGTTTGTGCATTCCGGATGGCATAACTGCGGTAAGAATGTCTGCAGGATCAAATGTTGTGGCCGGGATGCTCGTCACATATGTAGGTCTGTAAATTTGCATCACAAATTTTTCCTTGCGAATCTTCATCCACCAGAATGCAGCAGCGGCTATTGCCGCAAGAACAGCAAGGACCACAAGAATTGTTATGAGGTTCATTTTTATAATCTAACAATATATTTTAATTTATTATTGCCATCTATCGAACAAATCATCATTCTCGTCAAGAACATTTTGTAGTCTATCAGGATGATATGCTGCTTCTACAAGTTCGTCATGAACTAGCCCCTTGTCATAGCATTGAGGCGTGTCTGTCAAGTAATCGAAGAGGCGTGCACCGCGTTCTCTCGTCACGGTCACGAACGACTCGTGAAAAGGAAACGATATCCTGAACGCCCGCTTCACATGTGTCATGGCACACTTGTGGTTCTTCACAGTTTTAAACATTTCTATAATGGGAACCACATTATCGTTCATTAATACAAAAGACTGAAACAACACATCGCGTTTGTCATCCACAGGAACGATACGCACGGACGTGAACGCATCTTCGTACGTCGCCGTTATCACCAGTTTTGTATACTCATCGTTCTTTTCACGGCCCAGCAGACGAATGATGTCTGAGGAGCTCATGCATGTGATCAGCGAACTCGAAGACAACAATGATGTTATCTGAGTCACAAACGAGTTGTTGAGCACGTCGAACATGTGATTTCGCACGTCCTCCGTCGTCGAAAGCGATGCGACCTTCGCCTTGCCGTATGATGTACTCGACATCAGAATCGTGCGCGGTTTTCCCTTGACGGTGTATTTCACGTCTTCTAAGTGGCCGGTCATGACGATTTCCAACTTATCCGGCGGTTCTAGTTCTGGAAATTCTACTGTTTCTATGATATGCCGACATGTGTCATATGCAAGGATTTCAAACAGATTTTTCATCGTGTTTGATTATGAAGATTTGTTTTCAGAGAGTATATATCACCAACACTTTTTATTTGTTATATCATTTCTTTGTTGATATACTACCTGGGTCAAATGACACACATATCTGAATATAAATAGTACAGAAACATAGGATGTTCACCAGTCTTTCAATCATGAGTTACGTACGTCATTTTGCACAGATGTCAATGGCACGTGTGGGTCACATTCTCCCCGCGACAGAGAGTTGCAGGCTTCACAGGATATACAAGGTCTCGTTCGAGACAGGAGAGAAATACATCGGACAGACCTCGAGGATGCCCAAGGAGCGTCTCAAGGAACATGCACGCAACTCGTCCAAGTGCACATTGATGAAGAACGCATTGAAGAGAGGAACTTCCCACACACTCGATGTCCTTGCAGTGTCTGGTTCGCACAACATAGATGTGCTCGAGCGAGTCGCGATCGCGCTCGAGAACACCGTCGCGCCAAATGGTCTCAACGTTACGATAGGGGGACCGGGCATCAGAATGCCAGATGCGGTCTATGAGCGCTTCTCGAACGACGTTAAATTCATCGGCGAGAAGCTGAAGCGTGGGTCGTTCGTGTCTTACGACGTCCTCTTCATGAAGGGAGAAATCACCATGTCGGAACAGGAATTTGACGCAATCAAGCGCCTCTCCATATGACAAATAATTAAAAAATTTGCACATTTTAGAGTCTCTTGAAAAAAATATATTAGTATCTAAACAATATGCTCGAGTTGCGATATGGAAAGCTGAACGATACGTTTATCCCGGAATGGGCCACAAAGTATTATCCTTTAATGACAAAGGTAGACGAGGAAGTTACACCCACACCCATCGAAACAATACTCTTTATGGCGCGTGTATACAAAATAATATCACCAACCTCCATGTCTTTGTTTTATATCGACCCTTGGAAACAAGAGATAGCAATGCCAACTGTACACAAAAGAATAAACAGTGTTTATAATGAAAGAGACTTTGTGAAATTTAACTTAACAAACACCGAACCACGTAAAATATCAAATGTCCAAAGGTGCCCAGACCCAACATGGGCAGGCTCATGCAAAGTTCCCCATTAAACTCTGCATAAGTTCAGTTTCAAAGCGGCGAGCTCAGCTTCGAGGTCATCTATCCTCTCGATGCATCTTTTCAGAGCTCCATATACACTCATTTGGATCTGCGACACATCGAGCAGCTTACAGTCATTTAAGCCGTGCATGTTTCTTGTGAGCACGGACTTTGGCATGAATTCTTCAACTTCCTGTGCGACAAATCCAAGCTGATTTTTGTCGGCACTGTTCATTGCGTCATTCCACATGAATTTCTTGAGATCCAGCGTCCGCACAAGATCTTCACACATGATCGTGTTTGCGGACACAATGTTGTGCTTCAAACGTCTGTCGGATGAGGATGACCAAAGCCCCCCCGCTGGCTTGAACGCAGCGCCAGGGACCGTGAAATCTCCGTTAACGTCGAGCGTCACCCAGTTGTTGCTGTTGCAAAGAGAAACGAGTCCACTTCTGTTCATTGCAATGGAATCTTTACCAAACACGCACATGTTGTTGCTTCTATATATCATAACGTTAGACCCCACGACTGCAATATTGGTGCATCTGAGAATAGTCGCTCCTGGCCCGGTGGGGTTGTATGTGATATCTGATCCGACCGCCAGGCACGATATTGCGGTTCCAGCG